GGGTGACCTCGTAAGAGGTCACAAGCTCAAAGTTACCACCATCATTTCCCCGGATGGTGTCAAGTATTTGCTTGATCTAATTGTGATGCAAGTTGTTGTTGATTAATTTCTTCAATAATTTCATACCATGAAGTCAATACCATGGTGTTCCGAAATTTCTGCTTTAGGATAAACCTATCGCCGAAATAAGGATCCATAGTTGGATAAGGTAGATACTCTAATGGCATCATCTCAGGATATGAACTGGAGTCCTCGAAACTTTCTAAGACAGACATGGCAGAAATTAAGTCCATGCCTACTTTGTTAAGTTCAAGAACGACAGGGTGTAGATCCAATGGATCGTAACCGGACAGTCCAATTAGCTTATCCGTAAAGGCTATTCCCTCACGCTCAAATAGAGTTTGAATGGGCTTTTGTCCATCCAAATCACTAAAGAGTGTACTTAGCTTTTCCTTTAATGAATCGATTCGGAGATGTAAAACCTTCTTTCGAAGCTTTTGTATCAAAGAATCACTATCGATCGTGATAACGTTACCCTTACAGTCAAGCAAAGCTTGAGCTGGCAAGGCGCGCCGTCCATCTGATAGTTCATATAAGAGAATTTCTAAGTGTTCGGCTCTCCTTTTCAAGAAAGTCGGCGGGACCGAAATACGGCTCCAATCAATAGGCCAGTTCCAATGCTTCAAGGCGTTCATTAAATCCAAGAACCCATGAAGGGTGTGAGATCTATTCATCACATTAAAGCGGATACCGGTCAATTCTGTACCTCCCTTTGCGATTCGCTTAGCGAATTCAAGATAGGTTGTACTATTGTTCCTACTGATGTGGGATTTATCTAGAGCAACGGCTACGCCGATGTCTTTACATAAATCTATATATTTCAGTGCCACCTCTTTATCCCAGATGACTATGTCGTCGCCCAATAATGAGTATCTTTTGAAGGACTTACGTCCGACTTCAGATGCACAGAATTCGACGAAGGCGTGGTGAGTAAGAGAGAAGATCGCCCAAGAGCTTAAAAGCCCTAACGGTTGACCAACTTTCCATCTTACCGGTCCATCTGGACTAGAGAAACACCGTTTGGTCATCAGATTAACCCAAGCTTGGGCATATTCCTTTCCGAACATTTCAGCAATTAAAATACGCTGTAGTTCGACTGGAAATCTGTCTGTAGCTTTGGAAAGATCTACACTGAATGTATCTTTTCCTAAACTCTCTTTTACACAACGTGTAAATTGATTGTCTTGGTCATAGGTACCATTAGTGATAAATCGTTTCTTTAAGATTTGCATGACATTGTCATGTAAACCCTGTAAGAAATTCTGAGTCCAAAAGTCGGCTATAGCAATAATCCTAGTCTTTCCGCCTGGTTCGGCAATTAAGCTGATCCTAGCAGGAGGAGTTTTCGGATTAAAGTCGAATGGTTGACTTCCTACCCGGTGCATGTGTCTAAACAATTCTTCTTGCCCACTAACGTGAGCGAAGTCTTGCATGATTCTGCATAGAGTTGGGTCGTTAACTATCGCTTTAGCGTCATAATGAGATGTCATAACAGACGGACCGTAAGGCCCTTTTGTTAATGCACACTTCAAATTTTCGCTATTGTATATCCTTCTATTCCGGATGTTAGTACGAGTCACAAAGTCTTTTACAAAGATTGAAAACCTTTCTAAGAGATTCGTGTCGAGTTCGACTCCAGCTTGAGTAATCGAGCTTGGGTCCCAGGTTGGTTTTAAGATTAACTGTTCGAAAGATCTAGTTATCGTTAATCCTAATCTGGTTAGCATTGGATCATCTGATATCAGTAACCACTTAATCGGCGAAAGCTGTTTAGGTAGTCCACTTTTATCAGTGATACAGAACGGGATAACTGAGAGTGTGTCATTCAATACATATTGAGTTGCTACTAAATGTAGTTTCTTAAAGTGTTGAATGGTCCACACCTTTCCTTTATTTTGTAAACTTTTAGAAATAAAGGTCTGGTATTTTATCATTGTTTCATCTAATCTACTGACTTGATCATTATTTTGAATCAAAGCAAGACTTGCTCTAAGAGCTTGTATGTTTTGGGACAATCTAATTTTCATTAAGTTAGAATTTGTTCAATTATAAATGCGTGGGCTTACATTGGTTTAATTGCCACTGTATAACCTGCTCTCTCGGTATTAACCGGTGCCTGAAACGAATATTCAGTAGGAAACAAGATTGGAAGACGCCCTCTAATGAGGACGACCCCG